CGATTTGGTTATTATATCTTGATTTGCGTAGAAGTCAAGTATTATTTCAACCGAGTACTTTTTCCTTGTACTATCTGTCGTCTAAATAGTTCACGCTTATTTGTATCAATGCCTTTGACCAGGCGAACAACACCAGATATTATTTTGTAGCGCATGCCACGGTCTCGTGCGTGTCTGTGTGCGTAGTACGCAGCGAGCTGACCTTTGGGAATAGTTACCGGATTGTCGTGTGTAAGCTTCTTTAACAACCTATAAACCTGCTCGCAGGTGGTTTCCCGTTTATCCGATAGTGTTGCCATTTTCTTTTCTCCGTGCTACTTCAACCGAGTTACAACACCATCATCCAATAGAAAACCGTATCCGCTCACATCTTCTACTTTTCGCAGATAGGATTGCGCCACTGTTTCAGTGATTGTTTCTCCTTTTTCAAGATTGAGCAGTCGCTTTAGTAGGTCAAGCTTGTTTATTTCTTCGCGCTTTGGTGCCAGACTGACAACACCAGACGTTATCTTGTACCGAAGGCCGTGTTCTCGTGCGTGGGCGTAGGCGTATTGTGATGCTTGGATACCAGGCGGGATTGTTACTGGGTTGGCTTCGGTTAATTCTTCCAGGGCGGTTAGTACCATACTTCGTAGTGAGGGTGTTGTTTCTTTTGAGAGCGTTACTATTCCGTTTCGTACAGTACACTTTTTTCCCATTGATGCCGCGTAGGTATAGGCGTAATTTGATGCCTGTATCCCGGCAGGTATTTGTACCGGATTATCTTCTGTAATGCCTTCCATGATTTGGTGCACCTGAGCGCGAAGGGATAGTTCATCAGCGATGGATACTTTTCCATCTGTTATTCTATAACGCAACCCCATGTGTTTTGCGTGGGCATAGGCGTATTGCGCGGCAAGTGTTCCCTTTGGTATCTCTACGGGGTTATCCGGGGTTAGTTTTTGTAGTATCTGCTCAACTTGCCCACGCAGAGATGGTTTCTTGGTCAAATTGGTGACGCGCACGAAACTTTCTGCTCCTCTGTGGGTTACCAGCGTTCCGTACCGGTTGCCGGTCTGTTGCTCTATTTCTTTCAACTCTTCCGTGATAACACTGAGGTAGCCGGGAATCTCTATGTTTTCTCCTGGGGGTAGTTCTTGTACTTTTTTGCGGTCGTCTTGGTTCATGTTTATTTGTCCTTTGGGTTAGTTTCAGTAATAGTACCACACTATTTTACTCTTTGCTTGAGTTTTTATCTTTTATTTTAAGGAACGGAGTGATTTTAAGCAGATACTTGTAAAAACACAGGTGTGCTTAACGCTAAATTGCATTTTAAGTAGCCCAAAAGGAAAGAACACAACTAAATCAATGGTTTGTTTTTCTTGTGCTTATTGTTGTGCACTTTAAGCACTATTTGCATCTTTAGATAGAGTCAACACAATAAGAATAAAGTAGTGTAGCTACATAGGCGTTGTTGTTGTATTCTTTTTTTATTTTTATGATGTTCTATCCTTATATATAATTAATTAATTAATTAATTGGTTATAAGTACCCCCCTAAAGTAGGTATGTCTTTGTTTTTAAAAGGAAAAATTTTACAGAAACGAGTGCTTAAAGTTTTTCAACCTGTACTCAATGTTTGTATATTATTGATACTAAAGAACAATATTTAAGCACAGCAAGGTAAATTTGTAAGTACACCACCTACTTCTTAAGTACACCTGCCCGCCTTGTTGGGCGATTGGACTTGTGTATTACGTGTAATTGTGTTACTATGTTTGCATAAACACACAGGAGGGATAGCTATGACGGCTAAAACAAACAAGGAATTACAGTCTGCGTACCGTAACAGAAAGCACGCAGACGGGTTGTATGAGGTGCGTGGGATATATGCAGCAAAGCCGCTGCACGGTAAAATAAAAGATATGGCACATAAAATAGCAAAGCAGGTGGGAGAATGAGCGCCCCGTCGTCGGTAGCAGCGAGAAGAAAAAGGTCGGTAGAAAGTTTTATGACCGCAGCGGAGTGTATTGGCACGATTGAACCAGGCGCTGCGTTGTTTGCTATAACTCGCGGGCAGTTTTCGATGATCGACGCGACGCTTGCTTGCCTAGAGCAGACAGGCCCAGCACATATATCACTATGGACGTGGACGGTTGCAGAATATGAGATTGAGTGTTTGCAAAGGTTGGTCACAGATGGGCGGGTTTTATCCGCAGTATTGGTGATTGATGCGGGGGCAAGAACAAAAAACGCAGGGTTGATCAAACAGTGGCAATCGACTTTTGGGGAAAAGTCGGTGCGGTATGTTGTTAATCACGCTAAGATAGTTACTATCCATAACGATAAATACAGGTTGTTGCTACGCGGCTCGATGAATTTAAACTTTAATCCACGCTTTGAGCAGTTTGATTTGACGGAGGGCGGGGAAGATTTTAATTTGGTCAAGCGGATTGAGGCAGAATTGCCTTATCTTGCAGATAATGTAAGTGGCGCGAAGGTTTATGCTGCCAGCCGTGTTTCCGAGGCATTTGGTAAAGAGCAGCTAGATTTTTTTAAAGGGGTGAAAGTGTGGGCGAAATAAATATTATTGCGGAGTTGAGGCGAGATAACCAAAGCACGCGGGTTATCGATCTTACTGTTTTTGCGAATGCACTTAAAACCTACAAGGAAGCCTCGGACAATATTTCGGGGCACGGGGCAATTGTGTTGCATCCGAGAACGGGGGCTCCAGTGGAGAACCCCTACCTAAAAATACAGGCGGCAAGCGGCGCGGTATTGACAAAAATGAAAAGGATAAAAAGTGATCGTGTCTTGGAGTTATTGGGTATTTCTGGTAGTCTTTGATGTTTGGGTGTAGGTTATGGTTGATTCCACAAGAAAAAAGCAGCTTACAACAAAGGAACGGCGATTTGTTGAAGAATATTTGATCGACTTCAACGGAACCGCTGCGGCGATTCGCGCCGGATATAGTGAAAGAACAGCGGCAACAATAGCAAGCCAGAACTTAAGAAAACTCTATATTCAGGCAGAAATACAAGGAAGTTTACGAAACTTGACGGATAAAACAGACATAACAAAAGAACGAATCTTGCTCGAAATGCGCCGCTTGGCCTTGTTCGATGTGCGCTCGCTCTACGATGAGAACGGACACCCACTGCCGGTTCACCAACTCAGCGACGATGCAGCAGCCGCGATCAATGGCCTAGACGTTGTTAGTGTGGGCAACGATGACGTAGGTGTTGGCCAGGTAATGAAATACAAAATACCAGATAAAAACAAGGCGTTAGAGTCCCTTGCTAAAATCCTTGGTTACCTGGATAGAACAACCGAACTCGAACGACTACAAACCGAGAAACTGAAAAAAGAGATTGAAGCACAATTCGGAGACGAAACCCCATTTGAACCATCAACCATCATAATCGAAGCCCATGACGCGAGAAATACGGACTAGGGCAACAATCCCGCAATCCCGTTTCTTGGCTATGCCGCACAAGTTCCGCGCGTATGTGGCCGGTTATCGTGGGGGCAAGACTTACGCCGGTAGTATGGCGCGCTGCATTCATCACCTGAAGTTTGGGCGGATCAATTCGGGATATTTTGCCCCTACATATTCCCATATTCGGGATATTTTCTACCCCACGATTGAAGAGGTGGCCTTCAATTTCGGGATCAAAGTGGACATAAAAACATCAGACAAAGAGGTTCATTACTTCCGTGGGGGAAGACAGATCGGGACAACAATCTGCCGGTCAATGGACAATCCTGGGCGTATCGTTGGGTTCAAGATCGGTGATGGCATGATCGATGAGTTCGACGTGATGCCAATGGACAAGGCCATGTACGCATGGCGCAAGATCATTGCCCGGATGAGTTACAAGCAAGACGGGCTGCGAAATGGATTGGATGTAACCACAACCCCCGAAGGATTCCTAGCCACTCACAAGCTTTTCGTTGAGGACGTACTAAAGACACCATCCTTGGGCAAAAGCTATGGCTTAATACAAGCCAGCACCTATGACAACGCCGCAAACCTTCCCGATGATTATATTCCGTCGCTGTTGGAAGCATACACACCAGAATTGGTTCTAGCCTAT